TACAGTTGCAAACCAAGTTACATTTGACTCTACTGGCAAGGTGGGAATTGGAACAAATTCCCTTACAAATAAATTCCATGTAAGTGGTGATGCAAGAATTGAAGGCAGTCTCATGGCTGGTGGTGCTGCTGCTAGTAATGTTCCTGCTCGTCCTATTCATGTAAAATCTGCTGGAGATGCTGCAGCAATTCGTATTGAAGATACAACAAGTAGTAATCTTGTATATGATATGAGAGTAACCCATGGAGAAGGATTAAAGTTTATAAATGTAACTGGTGGTATTACTCCAATGGAAATTGCATCTGATGGTGATGTGCATATTGGTGATCCTGCAGACCCGAATGGTAAATTACACGTAAACGGTAACTTTAGAGTAGGGCCTTATTATTCAACGAATGATCGAGATGGTTTCTTAATGATTCCACATGGCTCTGATACAAGACTGCAGTCAAACAATGAAAGATTCCATATTGAGAATAATCAGGGTAATATACTACTTACTGCGAGTGGTGATGTACAGGTTGGAGAATTAGGTATTGATACTACAAATACTACTACTTCTGCAACAACTCAAGTCACACTTGCATCATTAGATATTACAGATTTTAGAAGTGCAAGATTTACAATTCAAATATCAAACACAACTGATTCTACATATCATACTACTGAAATATTGGCTGTTCATGATGGTAGTACTGCTAATATTACAGAGTTCGGTGAAGTTCATACAGGCTCTTCCGTAGAAGCTACATTTGATGCAGCAATTACTTCAGGATTCTTTAGATTACAAGCTACTCCAACATCTACAAATACTATGGTATTTAAAGTAGTTTCATACGCAATCACTGTTTAAGAAAATAGCTTGTATAAATAGTAGTATAAAATATTAACTAGTCAACAGTGGAGAGTGAAACTAAATGGCTACCGATCATAACTTTCGAATAAAAAACGGCCTAGAAGTAGGCGGTGTATTAATAGTCAATTCAAGCGGAGTCTTACAGGTTTCTCCTGCAACCGTATCTAGTAACATAAAATTAAATGATAATGTAAAACTTCAGTTTGGTAGTGATGCTGACTCAGAGCTATACTTTGATGGTAGTAGTACTATATTAAGAAATACAGCAGCTTCTACTGGATATCCAATTTATATTCAAGGTGGAGGTGGAACAGGTGCACCAATTTATCTACAAGCTGTAAGTGGGACTAACGGAATACGTGTAGAAACAAGTGGTAAAGTAGCTTTATATTATGGAACTAATGAAAGATTACAGACAACCACATCAGGCGTACAAGTAACAGGCCTGTTTAAAGCAGACACAGGTGGGTCAGCACAAAACGCACTTGATATTGGTGGTTCTTCTGCGACCAATTATACTATACAGCGTTGGTTAACTAGTGCGCATAGCGGGAATGAGGCTTACCTAATTGCTTATGGTGCAAGTCATGCTTCAGAGGCCGGTAACTTTGGAATTAAAAACCTTGAAGGAGATAAAGAGATATTCTTTGAGCTTTCAGGTTCTGCTCAGCCATTACGACTTACCACAACTGGTGCATCAGTCACTGGTAATTTATCAGTATCTGGCGACCTAAACATCACTGGTGATATTAATTCGGTATCAGTAACAGATTTAGATGTTGTTGATAAAACAATTACTGTTGGTCAAGGTCAATCTGCATCAAACTCAACTGGCTCAGGATTAGTAGTACATGGCTCTAATGCTAGCATGCTATGGGATAATACTGATGACCGTTGGGAATTTAATAAAGATATCCATACTAGTGGTAGCTTAGAATTTGGAAATGGTACTAATAGAATTTATAAGAGTGGTGATAGTAATAGCATGCACTTTGATGTTCCTACTGCACTTATTGGGCCGTCAACTACTACAGCAAGTAATCCATCATTAGGAACATCGTCGCATAGATTTGATGGTGTGTTTAGTAGTACAGGTAGTTTTAGTCAATCTGTAACAGTAGGTGGTGACTTAACTGTAGCTGATAGTAATTCAAATACAGATCCAACTATAAATTTTAATGGTCATACAGACACTGGTCTATCTGTATATGATGAGGGTAGTACAGATAGACTGAATTTTATTACTGACGGAGTTTCAAGAGGCCATGCAAACATTTCAGGCTTATGGTCATTTAATTCAGTATATACATCTTCTACAGGTAGCTTTAGAAATTATGGCGGAGTATGGGGTGGTACCACTGCACAATCAGGGAACGGATTCTATTTTTTAAATACTGCTAGTGGTAATACTACAAAGGCAATGGAACTTTCCCATGATGGTAATGTAATATTCGCAGGAACTATTAATTCAGGTGCTATCACAAGTAGTGGTTTATTAACTTTAAATGACAACTATGCCATGATTAATGCGGGCACTACATCAAACACCACACTAGAACCTGTTATATGGGCTAGAAGTAAAATAGGTGCTTCAGTAGTTCAAATGAATGTACAAGGAGACGAGTGGCAGTTTGGTGGTGGCGGTACATTAGATACAACTCCTATACTAAAATTAAAATATGGAACTAATGTGGCTACCTTTGCAGGAACTATTAATTCAGGTGCTATTTCAAGTAGTGGTGCAATAACTTCTGAAGGCAATCTCTTATTAGATGTTGATAACGCTGAGATAAATCTTAAATCTGGAGTAGGAACTACAAGTGGCGCAATCAACTGGACGTTTAATACTACAGGTACAGATTACGCTTCTATAAAACTACCTTACGCTACCAGAGCATCAACAGGATTACATATAGATTCAGGATATCCAATTACTATTGATTCTGCTTCTGGAACAGGAATTAAATTTGATGTTCTAGGAGGAAATAGAGCAACAATCACAAACACGGGACTAAGTGTATCTGGAACTGGTAGCTTTACCTCTAATGTTGATGTGGCAACTGCCGGGGGCTCGTTTACTGTCGGTGGAGATCATGGTGCAGAATATTGGACTAAGTCTTACTCAGTTAGCAATACTAATATCAGTGCTTTAACAAATGCTGATGGAACTTCTTTAGCAACTGGTGGAGCATACAGGTTTACGGGTCATATTGATGGCACTGGTACAGATAACTCATCAAGAGCAGTATTTTGGAATGAGAATGGAACTTGGTATGTAAATGTAACTGGTCAATCTGGCACAGCTTCAAATCACATACAGTTTTTAGTTAGTAGTGGTGTACCTTCCGTAAAAACTTATCACGCCAACAACTACACGGTTAGAGTATGGCATGAGCGTATCAATTTAAACGAGAATGCTGGTAATGATAATAGTGAACATTATTTTGGTGCGGATGCTTATCTTTCGAAAATTGGTAATGACCTTTCTGTAAATGCTAATATTTTAAAAATTGCTGCTACAGGCACAGCTCCTGCTTCGGCCAAGCTTCATATTGGTGCTATAAACAGTGCTAGCTCTTCTGCAATTGCACAGTTTGGTGGATTTATAAGAGCTTCTAATTATTTAATTTTACATGATGGCGCAGGCTCAACTAATACTGTACAAATGAGAAATACCGCTGGAGATATAGATTTAACGCAAGGAGAAGGAACTTCTGCAACTCCGGCTACAAGAGTACATACATTAAAAATATCTGGAACAACAGTTATAGACAATAGTGGAAATTTAAGTAATATAGGAACTATTAATTCAGGTGCTATTTCAAGTAGTGGTGCAATTGTTGGTAGTACTGTTCAAGCGACTGGAAATTTATTTGGTACAACTGGACTACATACTTTAAATACGGCAGGAGATGGTTGGGATCACACTATTAATAGAAACGGTGGAAACCCTACAGCCAACTTGCCAGGTGGTATCACATCGGGTTCTATTACAAGTACTGGAAACTCAGTATTTACAGGTGGTAATTCAGATGGTACAGGAAATGCTTTTGAAATTAAAAGAGGTGGAAATTCTCAACAACAAGCATTTAGAGTTCAGAATACTGGTGAAGTTGTAATAGGTAATAATTATTTGTATGCAGCAGGTGGTGGCACATCTTTCTACTCACAAGGTGATGCAGTATTTAGAGCAAATATTAGAAATGATAGTAATGGTGGAGCAGACCCTGTAAAAGTATCAGATGCATTAAATATTACTGGTAATATTCAATCAAATGGTACTGTTATACTTGAATCTTCTGGTCGTAATCTAACTAATATAGGAACTATTTCTAGTGGTGCTGCAACACTTACTTCTGGTAATAGAGTATTAACATTACTTACTGCAAGTCAATCTGTTACCGATGATAATGTAGGCTTCACAATAAGAGAAAAAGATAGTTATTCAGACGGTAGATACGAACACAGATTTAGAAAAAGAGACGAAGGTGGTGGAATACCACTTTATATAGACAAAACCGAATCCACTGCTGGCTCTCATACACAAATTGCAAGATTTGGTAGTTATTCAAGTAACCCTGAAGAATTCCAAGTTTATGGAAAAGCAAAAGTAACTGATTTAAATATTCACAGTGGTACAAGCGGAACAAACACACAAGGCCTACTTTTTACAAATACAGATAACACAGATGTTCAAGCATATATTAAGAAAAGTGCTTACTATATGCACTACAACTCTAACCAAAACGAAGGCCACCATTTTACATATTCAGGGACGGGGTCGCTACTGAGGTTACATGGTAGTAATAACGGAACAAGACCTAATTCAGTAGATATTACTGCCGCTAATGGTCTATACGTGAATAATACACAAGTAATCAACTCTGGCAGAGCTATAACAGCAGAGAATGTTTTAAATGTTAATTCTCCTGATGGTGGTAGTTCTCCAGCTATGACAGCAACTATAAACTTGAAAGGATACGAAGGTAGAGGCACTGGAATAAAAATAAGAGATTCTGTAAATAGTGCAAGTAGCCCAAGTAATAGAGAATGGTTTATAGGAAGTGGTTATGGACAAAGTGGATTTAATATTGGTTATGCTGCGGATGGTTCACAATCTTCTTATTACACACAAAATAAGTTTTCTATTAGCACTGATGGTCATGCTAGTTTTGCAGGAAATATAACAGCTGCAGGAACATTAAATGCAACAGATTTAACTCTTTCTGGAAATCTTGTAGTTAATGGTACAACAACAACTTTAAATACTGCAACTTTAAATGTTGAAGACAAAAATATTATTCTAAACTATGGTAGTGGAGATACTTCAAGTACTGCTGATTATGCTGGAATTACTATTCAAGATGCTGTAAATTCAAGTACTAATGCAACTATAAATTGGCATCAATCTGGGACTTTCTTTAACTTTAGCCACAATGTAAATACAGATGGCTGGTTACAGCATACATCATATCTTTACTCACGAAATGATTTAAAAGTTTTAAATGCTAGTAACAACGGGTGGAATGACTGGGCTACTAGAAATAATGGCACATTTGATTTATCTGTAGGTGCAATTACTACTAATAATAGTGTTTTAATATCATATTCAAGCAATGATGGAGCAAACAGAGATGCTGGCTTGAAAATTATGAACGATGGTTCAGATTGGGGTGCTTACATCCGAAAGGCAAGTGGAGCTGCATATGGTCTTAGAATCGATTCTTCAAATGACCATGCTATTTCAGTTTATACTTCAGAAGGTGGTTCAACAAGGTCATTTTATGTTCATGGTGGTACTGGTCTTATTTCTACTTCTTCACATGGAACATCAGCAAACTGGAAACAGGCATACGATAATTATATTACAGGGATTGGTGTTTCAGGTACATCAACAAAAACTATTACACTAACACAGCGAGATGGTGGAACTATATCTGCTAACTTTACAGATTTACAAGGAAGTGCTGCAGATGGCGTAGTTGATTCACTAGCATTTGACGCGGGAACTGTTGCAGGTGGAACATCAGGAACAGGTGTATTAACATTAGGTAGAAGTGGTTCACTTTCAGACCTAACTGTTGACTTAGATGGAAGATATCTACAAAGACAGTATATGAATAACTGGACAAGAGTAGGTTATGGTAATAGTGGCGCTACTGTTTGGCATAAATTGTGTACTGTTACAATTACAGGTTCATATCAGGATTATAATGTTGGATTCTTCTGGACAGATAGATACGATAGAGGTGAGGCAAGTATTCATGTTCATTCTGATAATGATACTACTGCTGATGTATGGGGGGCAAGATTTGTTTCAACAACAAGTAATAATAGAAAAGCTGCTTCTGATGTAATGTATACAGCGTCAGGTTCTACAGTAGAAATATTTGTAAGAACACCTGGTTGGAGAGAGTTTGACTATATTAGAAATGATGCTGTAACAGAAGGAACACCAAGTATTACGTGGTATGATGAATCTACAACAACAGAATATTCATCACAACCTTCAAATGTAACTGCATTTACTGATATGACACCTATATCCCAGAATGGATATAATAATAGTTTCAATGGTAACTTAGCTGATAAAGATAATTCAACATATTATTTAAATCCAGCTGGTACATCTAATTTGTATAATGTATCTATTGATAGAGGAAACTCTGGAGATGATGCATTTATTGAATTAAAAAATACTGGTTATACTGGTAATATAACATCGCTAAGACAAAATGCTGATAGTACAAGGGCTGAACTTAATTCTACTGAAAGATCAATTCTCATTCAAGCTGGTAGTGGTGGTGGATCAACTGGTGCAGAAGTAAGATTATATGCAAACCAAACTGAAGGAATAAGAGTTGTCAATGGTGGTAAAGTTGGTATCGGAATATCTACTACACCACAAAGAAGACTAACAGTAGTAGATGGTTCAGCTGGGGGTGCTGGTGATAATTCTGGTATATTATCACTTACAGTTGGAAATGGTTCCAATACTGATTCAAAAATGGCCTTTGGTATTGATTCAAGTCATAATGGTTGGATTCATGTAGTAAAACCTGGTAATAATGTAATGAATTTAGTATTAAATCCTACTGCATCGTCAAATGGTAAAGTCGGTATTGGTAAAACGCCTGATGCTATGCTTGATATTGCTCAAAATATGACTAATGGATCAACTTCTGGAATTACTTCTCCACATTTAAAGTTAACCGCACTAAATACAGTTGATACTACCGGATTTGTTGGCATGTCATTTGCTACAAGCTCTTCAGCTAATTATGGTTGGTCATATGGAGCTTTAAGACAGTCTAATGGCACTGGCGATATGACATGGAGATTCCATAATGCTTCAGCTAGTGGTAATGAAAAAATGCGACTTACCGAAGAAGGTTATTTAGGTATCGGAACTCAGACTCCAGACTTTCTTGTTCATATCAATAGAGGAACATCAGGTTATGCACCAAGTAGTGGTGTAACCGAAAATCTTTTTGGTATAAACACGTCATACAATGCTGCAGGAGTTCAAGGAGTATACTTTTCAAACCTAGATGGAAACTGGATAGACGGTACATCGGGCGGTAATACTGCATATGGTTGGTTATGGGGTTATGAAAATCTTGTACGTGGAGGTCTTGTATATGACCATCGTGGCTCAGAAAGAATGCAGTTATTCTCATCTTATGGAGCTTTAGCATTTATTACACCGGATGCCGCAGATGGTAATGGAGTCCCAACAGACGCTAATATGGTTGAACGCCTTACTATATTACCTGGCGGTAATGTTGGAATTGGAACTACATCACCAGGGAAAAAATTAGAAGTAGCTGGTGTTGGTAATACTGATGGTATTAGAATTACTGGTGGTTCAGCAAATGTTTCTCTTATAATCAACAATACTGGTAGTAATGGTGTTGCTTGGGATATATCATCTACTGGTTCAGGGCATAGCTATGGAGAAGGAGCCTTACACTTTGGAGTAGGTTTTGGTTTACCAAAGATGAAAATAACTAGTGATGGTAAAGTAGGTATCGGAACAAATGCTCCAGGTGCTAAGCTACAAGTTAGTATAAATGATGGGACAAATTATGCATCATCTGAAGCTTCGGAATTAGCTCCTGTAGGTACCGACGCCCTTTATTTATTCAATGAAGAAACTTCTAGTACATATGGTAAAACTTCTATTCTCATGAGAAGTGCGGGCAGCGGGGGTGGAGCAGCAGCTAGAATTACTCTTAAAAATGAAAGAAGTGGAGCAGGAAGTTTAAGATTCCTATTCAGAGACAGCGCCCACACTACCGAGCAACAAGAGAAGATGGTCATAAAATCTAGCGGAAACGTTGGTATTGGCACTAGTAATCCAGGTGTTGAATTAGATATTAAGAGAACAGCAAATGCAACACCATTAAGAATTGGTTCAAGCCAAGGAGAGGGTCGTGCAATTGTATTTGCTGACATTCATGCATCACCTACGAAATATAACTGGATAACTGGTTCACAGTATAACGTAGATAATTCATTTGAAATAACACCTTCTACTGCTACTGGCGGTTATACTTTTAATAATCCATCTATGGTATTTAAACAAGATGGGCAGGTATTAATTAATAAAACAGGTTCTGATGTTGGAGCCTCAACTAATATTGTAGAAGCTGATGGTAATTTTAGATTATCAGGTGGTAATCGTACTATTAAATTTAATAATGGTTCACATGAAATACTTGGTGTAGCACAAATTGCATCTAATAAAATGCAATATGGCTCTGGTAAATTGACAATTGATGTCGGTAATAGTAGTGTTGGTATCGGAACAGCTTCTCCACAACAAAAACTTGATGCTGTTGGTACAATTAGATCGACACACAATATAGTATCTAATACTGTATATAAAGCTTTCAGTATTGGTAGTAACAGAACAATCAATGATTACGGTGGACTTAATAAAGATTACTGGGCTATTCAATTAGCGACACCTGGCGCTAGTACAGACGGACAAAGTAGCGGGCATGCATATGGAGCATTAAAATTTAGCGGTGTCTCTGGTGCTGACACAACATTAGATGATGTATTAGTTTTAAACTATAATGGCAACGTCGGTATTGGAACTAGTGATCCTGCTGCTACGCTGGATGTCGCTGGAGACGCACTTATCCAGACTGCACTTACAGTAAGAGACAATATAACAGTAGGTAACTATAGTACAACAGATACTGGGTCGTTATTATTAACAGGTTCTACAGCAAATAAACAAGCCGTTCTTAAGTGTACTAATGGTAATTTGCATATGGATGGAAATAGTGGCAACTCTATATATCTAAACTATTATACAGGTACTTCAGTTCATTTTGGTAGTGGTGCAGGTTCAGCTGTTGCAGTTATGGGTCCAGATGGAGACCTATGGAAAGGTTCTAGTGATAACAATGGAGATAGATATTTTAATGATGGTTACCACCCAAATGCAGACAAGTGGACAACAGCAAGAACATTAACATTGAGTGGAGATGTCACTGGTAGTGTTTCATTTGATGGCTCTGGTGCTATCAATATGACTAATACTGCCGTTGCAAATGACTCACATACACACGATGGCAGATACTTTACAGAAACAGAATCAGATTCTCGTTATTGGAGAAGAAATGAAACAGGCTCAACAGCAGATTTTGGGCCATGGTATAATACAACTAGTTATGTATATGACGCTACGAATAGTACAAGATATTATTGGAACTTATTAGGAACAATAGCGAGCAGCGGGTGTAGAGGTACTATTGAATATGAGGCTAAAGATGATGAAAATTATCCAAACTTTGTCAAAGGTACAATTGCCTTTGGTGGATTCAGCGGCGGCACCTCATTTAGTGTTCAACATGATCAGCATACACAAGATCCTTTTGGTGTTCAAGTAAGGCTTGATACAAGCCGAAGAATTTGGATTAGAGTACCTAATTGTGACTGGTCCCACTATTTTAGATTTAGAGTTCATAATCAATCTAGTAATTTTACAACTAATACAAGTTGGTCTACAGGTTCAACAAGATATGATACTCATACAACTGCAGTACCACCAAACTCAAGTAATGATATATTATCAGGACAAAATCTAAGAGCAACAAGTAGTAGTGTTACAGGTACAGTTCCTTCTTATGAAAACTATAATAGATTTGGTAGAGTTCATGCCAGACAAGATATACTTGTTGATGGGCCTGTATATATAGAAAATCATATTATTCACACAGGTGATACTGATACATATACATCATTTCCCGCGGCTGATGAATGGAATTTGTATTGTGGTGGAGCTAGGATGATTAAAGCTGTAGAGTCCGCTAGTAATCATGATTATATTTCGTTTTTTGATGGCACTAGTCTTTCAGGCGCGATTTACTTTGATGCTGCTGGTAATGGCCATTTTGATGCAAATATTACAGCATATTCAACAACAACGGGCTCAGATAAAAAATTAAAAGAAAATATTAGACCTTTAGAAAATTCTTTAGATAAAGTATTAAGTTTAGATGGTGTAATGTTTGATTGGAAAAAAGAATCAAGAGGTAAAGATCAAATTGGTTTTATAGCTCAACAAGTTGAAGAACACGTTCCAGAGTTAGTGGGCACTATGAACGATATCGACATTGGAGAAGCTAAAACTGTTAATTATGAAGGAGTTGTTCCAATGTTAGTTGAAGCAATTAAAGATCTTAAAGCTGAAATAGATGATCTAAAAGAACAACTTAAAAATAAATAGTTATAAATAGTATAGTAATATAAATACCTTGAGGGGAGACATATAATGGCAATTACATATACCTGGAAAGTAACAGGTTTAAAAAAAACAAATGAAGGCGATAATACAGATGCTGTAGTTCAAACATATTGGACAAAATCTGGCTCAGATGAACATGGTAACAAAGGAGTATTTCAAGGTGCTACGCCATTTACATCAGTTGACGCAAATCCATTTGTACCATTAGAAAGTTTAACAGAAACTAAAGTACTTAATTGGATTAAAGCAGTAGTAAATGCTGACATAAATTATAAGGAATATATTGATAAGGAGATTCAAAAACAAATTGACCAGGTAGCTATTGTACACACCGACATGCCTTGGGAACATTTAGAATCTAGACCAGCAGATGCTGCAGCAGAGGGTGGAGAATAATAATGGCAAAGCCTAATAGCAGACAGACATTAATAGATTATTGCTTACGTGCTTTGGGCGCGCCTGTCGTTGAAATTAATGTAGATGACGATCAAGTTGAAGATAGAGTAGATGAAGCATTGCAGTTTTATCAACATTATCACGCTGATTCTATAGAAAAAGTATTTTTAAAGCATCAAGTAACATCAACCGATATCACTAATGGATATTTAACTATACCAGATTTAGTGACTGACGTTGTAAGAATATTTCCCTTAAGAGAAGGCATTGGAAGTGGAATGTTTGATGTTCAATATCAAATGCATTTAAATGATATGTACTCTCTTGGATATATGGGTTCTTTAGTTGAATATGAAATGGCTCAACAGTGGCTATCAATGTTAGATCTTTTAGTAGATTCTGATGATAAACATATTAGTTGGGATAGACATAAAAACCAATTAAGAATCGATATGGACTGGTCAGTGGAAATTAAGGACGGTGAGTATATTATTATTGAGTGTTATAGAATACTTGATCCTAATACATATACCGATGTTTATAATGATTATTTTTTAAAGCGATATACTACAGCATTAATTAAAATGCAGTGGGGTATAAATCTTTCTAAGTTTGAAGGTATGGTAATGCCTGGCGGTGTTACATTCAATGGCCGTCAAATTTTAGAAGATGCTAAGGAAGAAATAGAAAAATTAAATGAAGAAGTCAGATTAAACTGGGAACAACCAGTTGACTTCTATACGGGATAAGATATGCCAAGAAGCGTATATTTCTCTCAAGCGGTAAAGTCCGAACAAAATTTATATGAAGATTTAATTATTGAATCTCTTAAAATTTTTGGACAGGATGTATATTACATTCCTAGGACTTTAGTATCTCGAGACAACATATTAGGTGAAGACAAAGCATCTAAATTTGACGATGCTTATATCATTGAAGCTTACATAGAAAACACCGATGGATTTGAAGGTGCTGGAGATCTATACCAAAAGTTTGGCTTAGAAATTAGAGATGAAGCTACATTTATTATTTCTAAAAGGCAGTGGCAAAACTTAGTAGGCGTATGGAATAATACAGTAGAAACAAGTAAGCCTCAAGAAGGAGATTTATTATTTCTTCCAATGTCAAACTCATTTTTCGAAATATCATTTGTTGAAGACGAAAAGCCCTTTTATCAATTATCTAATTTACCTGTATATAAAATGCAATGTAGCTTGTTTGAATACAATGAAGAAGACTTTGAAACAGGCGTTGACGCGATTGATATTGTTCAAGGCCAACAATCATATCAGGTTGGTATGACAGTAAGTTTAACTGGTGGAAATCACTTTAAACTAGGTGAAACTGTAACTCAAGTTATTAGTACAAATCCAGCTGTAAGTGTATACGGCGAAATCCAGACTCTTACTAAGACTTCTGATATTGCTGCTACTATATCGGTATCAAATATAGGAGTCACTGGAAGTACTGAAGCAAAAGACTTTTTTGTATCACAAACTATTGGTCTACTGGGTTCAGAATCTGCCAAGACATGTTATATCACTGATATTAATAATGTTGCAGATGCTGAAGCATTCCCTAGTGATGATCAGGCTAATAACTACGCGTTTGAAGTAGAAGCTGATGGATTCTTAGACTTTACTGAAACTAATCCGTTTGGCGACGCATCGGAGACTTATTAATGTTTGGAAATCATTTTTATCACGCAACTACAAGAAAAGCAGTAGCTTTATTTGGTACTATATTTAATAACATAAGTGTTATTAGACAAGACGGATCTGGTAATGTTCTTAATCAAATTAAAGTTCCATTAGCTTATGGCCCTAAGCAGAAGTTTTTAAGTAGATTAGATACACCTACCGGACAGGATGCGACAATGGCCATTAAGTTACCACGTATGGGCTTTGAAATAACCTCAATGGATATAGATTCAACTCAGAAGTTGGCCAAAAGAAACCAAATAGTAGAAAATCATGCTTCAGATTCTACTAAGAAAAAGACACTTAAACAAGCTGTTGCATATAACATTAATATGTCTTTATATGCCATGGCCAAAAATCAAGATGATGGTTTACAGATAATGGAACAAATACTTCCGTATTTTCAACCAGAATATACAGTTACAATAACACCAGTTACTGGGTTTGCATATAAACAAGATGTTCCTATCATATTAAGTAATGTTACAATACAAGATGACTATGAAGGAGACTATCAAACTAGAAGAGCTTTAATATATCAATTTGATTTTATTATGAAGATGAAGTATTTTGGTCCTACAAGCGATCAAGGTGTTATTAGAGAAGTTAACATTGACTTTAATTCTGATACTACTGGCGCTAATATTTTAGAAAATATGGACTTTACAATAACTCAGTCTAACGCAAATGAGGATGATAACTATACTATTAACGTAAGTATAACATAGGTACATTATGGATAAATTACAAAAAATGCAGGCTAGCCTGAATAAGAACTTGCCAGTCGAAAAAGCTGATAAGCCTACCGAGATTACTGTGGCCCAAAAAGAGGTCAAAGATGATTATGAATTTTCAAGAAAAACATATAAAGATCTTATAGAAACTGGTGTAAGATCTCTTGATGTGCTTGCTGAATTAGCTAGAGAATCAGAACATCCAAGAGCTTTTGAAGTATTATCCAAAGCTATCAAAGATATTGGTGATGTTACCGATAAGCTTATGGATTTACAAAAAAGCAATAAAGAATTAACTGATGGAAAGGGTAAAACTCGTGAAGTCACTAATAATAATTTATTTGTGGGTAGTACTACTGATTTACAAAGATTATTTATGAAACATGATGAAGAACAAAAGGCTAAAACTATAAATGTCGAACCTAAAGAATAGCGAATTTGGCTATCTAGGTAATCCTAATGTAAAAAAGGATGGTGTAGAAAGCGAGTTTACAGAAAAAGAAATAAAAGAATACCGTCAGTGTATGATGGATCCTAGTTATTTTGCTAATAATTATCTTAAAGTGATTTCATTAGATGAAGGATTAGTTCCATTTAAACTATATCCATATCAGAAAAACATGTTTAATCATTTTAATGATAATAGAT